TTATATGCGTTGAATTCCTGTAAGCATAACATCGAATCCAGCATAACTTAGACTTGAAGGATTTATTATATCTCCTGATGCATTTTTAATTTTTATAACTATCGAAAGTGGTCCATCCATATTTGCCATGTATGAATGAATTGTATCAGTCGTAGGGCTTGCTATTACATGTGTTTTAGTATACCAATTTTTCATAATTGGTATTCTGATGCAAGGAACGGAATTATCAATAAATGGTGTACCAAAAACACTACTTCCGTATGAGGTAGATATATTTCCTGACATAAAGGTAAGGCTATACAGATCTATGCCGATGGGATTAACTTGTGATGAGTTACTCCCGTAAGCACTTCCCGCGCCAACTGATTTAAAATTAGTCACTGCCTCAGGGTTTCTAAGCGAAAGTATATGTGGGGTGCTTGTGGTTCCTTCCTCTCTCAACATAGCTATAGCAGGAACGGCGGAGTCATTCATTAACGCCATACCCTGTGCTTCTTCATCAAAAACAACGCTCCAAAAATCAACTAACTCGCCAGTATATTTGAATACATATATACCATTATCGGAAAGAAAATGAATAAATCCACCATGTGCAACCATTCCTTGAGGATTACCATCAAATGAAGTTCCCGGATACTCAAAGGAGCTAATTAGTTGCTTGGAATTAATATCAATAATTGAGAAAAATTCATTTGGTGAACCTACTTTCCCAGTTGCAAGAACAAGCAAATCATGATCATTATCGATGCTGATAGTTGCTCCCATGCCGTACTGAGTTAAATCCCAAGTATCAACTATTCCCTTTCCATCAGAAGAAAGTGTATACACTTCCGCATCAAACTCAGAACCACCTGAGCTTATATATATTCTCCCATCAGCTTTTCTCCATGCAGCGGAACTAGCATGTTTTAGAGGTAATGTAATTTTACCGTATGAGTCGTCAATGCTACCGTCTCTGTTATACCTTAGCACCTGACCATCAGCACCTCCAATATCATATGCAATGATAAATTTTCCATTTGAAAAATCATAAGCTAACCCTTGAGGCCTCTTTTGCGTTCCAGATGTTGGCGCTGAAGTAATCGTACACTCATAAAATCTACGGAAAACATCATTATCTCCAAATGTTCCTCCTCTTCCTGGGGCGAGAATACTTTTAGCTCTAGGGTTGCTATAATTACCAGCAATTATAATCTTAGCTCCAGAAATAGAAGAAGTTCCGTCAGTTCCATCTGGTACATAGATAACTCCTGCTGCAAGCATTGTTGGACCAGAAAATGTTAATGGTAATGAGTATTTTTTTGATGCTTCTAATGATGATTTAATAGATTGCGTATCATCATCAGTGCCATTTCTTTTTGCTCCAAAAAAGTCAGGAGTGATATAGTCAGTTATTCTTTTCCACCGCTTACCTCCAGATGTAACAATAGTTATGCCATCATCGTCTGTTGACGAATGATCTTTCGAATCATATTCAAAAAACCCACCTCCAATACCAATACCATCAGTATGCTCAACCACATTTATCAATTGATTTTCAACCGTAGGCTCAATTGCTCGTAAATTATCAATGGTTTTACATCTACCAATGTACTTATAACCGTCCTGGTTCATAAGTCGTAATTCTAATTGATCAGGGTCGTATTTTAGGACGTTAGAAATATAGTCAACCTGAGAGCCATAAGCATCATAGATAGCCATGCTATGGCCTTGTACAGTAGCTATCTTGACCAGTTGCCCATTGTAAACTATTTTTCCAGCAGAATTGATGACTAACGGCTGAGCAATCTGAACGTGTGTTCCGTCTTCGTTTTCAATATATACTGGAATCTGGTTTTCTGGATTTACGGGGTCAGTGTCAATCTTACCGATATAGATACGCCCATTAGCTACTGCGCGAAATGTGCGTGAATCAGTGAAGATTGGGCGAGGGTTAGAAACAACTACGTTGGCAGTGATATCTGTCATTTAATGTGCTCCTAGCTCAACAATTCCGCACAAGCTGAAACTTGCGCAGCGTTGCGTTATATTTGAGTTATGATTAATTAAAAATCAGGAGGATTTATGGAACGTGACTTATTGAACTTTGCTTTCTTAATCTTCGGCCTTGTGGTGGGAAAATTTTTATTCGCTTAAGGATTGAGATTTCGCCCCCTGAGCGAATGAGTTAACAATGCGCTCTACGTCTGACAATGCTTTCTCAAATGCCGTTGAGCCTCGCGGTGTGTTAGCCAAACGCAACAATGCATTTCGTGCTGGTTCGCTCTCATACATACGAGCAAGGAGTCCATACCCGCCACTAACACCTACCAGTGCAGGGTTGGTTACTGTTCCAATACCGAGGATGAACGGTATAGTTTGCTGACCTGTTGGCGTTGTTACTCCTGCCTGCCCAGCTCGCTTCGTTGACTCAAGATAGTTCTTCATCCCTTTCAGATAAGCAGCATCACGTCCTTTAAAAGCGATTCCCGTCTGGTTAGACATTAAATTAACTTGGCGCAGGAACTGATCCGGAGAACCGCCTGATTTCTCCATAGCCTTTCCTATGATGCCGTTACGCATCTGTGCGCGACCTGTTTGACCAACGGAACGGTACAGATTCTGAATCTCTGATTTATTCTTGCTGAAAAGCATGTTGTTGACCACTTCAGGAGTTAAGTCTCCTTTCATGATCGCGTTCTTGAGGCGCGTATTCTGTAGCTTATTTGCTTCGTCAGCGTAGATGGCGTTAGCTTGCTTATAGCGACGCAGTGTGTCATTACCAAGATTCTGTCCGATGGCGCTATCGATATCACTAGTCATTGCGTTGTAAATGCGCTGAATAGCTGCGTTAGATCGGTTTGGCAAGACCGTTCTCTCTCCTTTAACATCCTGCCTAAACTGGCTTCTCAGTCCGCTCAACTGCTGCAAATCCATTGCCATTGGACCGCTTGCGCCAGCATTGCGGGTAAGTTCATCGCGATAGGCCTGAAGCTTAGAAATCGTATCGTTATCCGCAACCTTTCCAAGTTTCTGCAAACTGGCTATTTCAGTATCAATCTGCTGAATTGCCTTTGACGGCTGAATGTTTACGCCTGCCATGGAGTTTTGTACCTGTTCAAGACGATTTCCAGCAGCTCTGCGAATTCCAGATGATTTCGCCTTCAGACTACCAACCACAATCGACGGATCGTATTCACCAAATCGCGATGCAAACTCACCTACCAACTGACTGCGAGCCTCTTGCTGATTAGCTCGCATAGTGCTTGTGCCAGCAAACGGGATATTTTCAGCGGTAGTCTGTGCCATGCGTCCGACGCGGGAATTTGGCTGCAAAACATCAGTGGTATGCAGAGGAACATCAGCAGCGTTAGCGAACTGAATAGCCTGCTGCGCTTCTGGTGCAATCGTACCGCGAATACCACGATAAGCAGCACCGACTGCACGACCTAACTGGTTAATCGCACCACCCAATACGACACCCGTCCCTAAGTCTGTTGCCAGTGCTTCAGGATTATCTCGCTCACTATTAGCAGCAAGTGAACCAACAGCGTTCTCAGCCAGCAAACGAGATGCTCCCTGAGCAACGCGACCAGCAATTGATGGTGCTTGCGCTGCAATTCTCTCAGCTCCAACAGGAGTCAAATATGGCAGCGCTTCAGAGAAGATTTTACCTTCTGTCGTCTGAGGGGTAAGCGCACCTTGTTGCAATCCAAAGTCCTGTTCAAGTCCTTGGGTCGTGACGCGGGGTGCTGGCTGATAAGTTCCGTCACCAATGCCAAGCTTCTGACCAGCCCATGCCCCGGCACTAGCGACCGCATCAGCCATTGAAGCCGGGATATTTGCCAGATTAACGCCAGCCTGTAGCAATCCACGCCCAGTCTCTGCAGCAGCATTGCCAAGGTCAGAAATGAAGCCACCTTGTTGCTGTGGCTCCGCCAATTCCTGTGGTTGTTGTGCTGGTTGTTGAGTCGTTGGAGGTGGATAAGCAGCATAGAAAGACTGTTTAGCCTTCTCTGCATCGTTTCCGGCTTGCGGTGCTACTATTTCATTGAAGTATTGCTCCTGCGCCTGTGCTTTCTGCTCTGGTGCTAATGCCTGGTACTGTTGAGAGGCAATAACGTCTTTCCATGCCTTAGCCATTAATCACCCCATAGTGAAGAAAAGTTGCTGTTGGATGCAGGCTGTGATTTCTGTACAGGTTGGGATTGCTGATACTGCGATTTACCAACATCAACATTGTACTGCTGGTTGTAATTGTTGGTGTATTCCTGAATCTCACGAATAGACTGCTGCATAGCCTCCGGGCTAGAGTAATCTACTTGCGGCATCCCCTGAAAATACATCTTCGCTTCTGCAATGGTGTTGATACCGCTAGCGCCCATATCTCTTGCTGCTGCCACGCCCTGATTCTGCATTCTTCCCTGAATACGTTGTGCGGAGTTATATAACTGTCGTTGTTCTTTGCCTGTGAGTCGGCTGCGAACATCTGCACCAATTGCCGGATTTCCTGCTCCGCCAGTCATGCCAGTCATGAAATCGAGAGCAGAAGCATCTGCATTTGCGATTGCGTCAATGTCTTTCTTCATCGCGTAGTTCTGTGCGCTTGCTGCAGACGTTGGAGGCGCTGCAATAGCACTTGCCGGGACACGAACCATATTGCCGTTATCGTCAATACCTTCGTAAAATGCATTAGCCCCTGCGCCGTGAAGTTTTCCGTCAATGTTGACTGTTCTACCATCTGCAAGCTGAACGACCCGATTCCCGTCGACTCCTGATATCGTTCTGGAGTTTGCCCTTTGCATTGCCAAATCCTGGCCGCGGCGGGCTGTAGAGGCTGACATGTCTTGTCCGCGCATAGTAATATTTTGCCCGCGAGCCTGAAGTCCTTCCCCTGCTTTATTGCTGCGGATTGTTTCAGCAAGTCTACCTCGGTCAATCTCGCGACCTGTCAACTTGTCCTGAATATCAAAATACTTTTCTGGTCCTACCGCGTGCATCCCAATAAGGTCTGTTAACTGCGTGAAGCCTTCAGGGCTTTGTTGATATGTCTGCCACGCCTGTTCAGGAGATACGCCAATTTGCTGCAGTGTATTCTGGTGAGTGGCAAGCTCTCGCATCACCGCTTCAGGCCCCTGAGCGGCAGCAATATTCAATCGTGCAGACATATCGCCCATCGCCTGATTTCTGTCAGCATCAACAAACCCCATTCCTTGACGAATTGTTTCAATCTGGTCTGGGTTCGTGGCCGCGAGTTGACGCAAGGCGTCGCGATCACCTGCCGCATAAGCCTGACCGAAAGCTTTTTGAAAGTCAGAAAGCTTCTGAGCAGCCTCATTCTGCTGTATTTCCTGACCAACTGCGCCAAGACCCTGAGCAAGTTGAACTCCAACGTTTGGTCGCTGGCTGAAGTCGTAACTGGATAATGATGGTTGTCCTGGCGCGTTCTGGTTCGCTACCTGCATTGACGGTAAACCAGCAAGTTGAAATGTAGCCACGATAACTCCTTAGAAGAGTGAGCCAAGCAATCCGATACCTGCGCCAATACCAGCCCCCCATGGCGTTGAAGTACCTAACAGGCTAGCAATACCTGCACCGGCCAGAGCACCACTTGTACCACCGCTAATGGCACTTCCAAGCGTGGATTGACCAGAACCCTGAGAGCGGATAGCCGCCATCTGTTGTGCAAGATTACCTGCGTTATTTGCATAGTTCTGTCCTGCCGATGCCTGGCCTGCTGCCGCAGACTGACCAACGTTTAACAGGTTGCCATAGTTTTGCATCTGCCCTGACAACCAGTTCTGCCCGAGCGTTGGTGCAATGGATGCAATTTGGTTTGATGTTGCTGTAGAGCCAAGACCTCCGGTGGCTTCCGCTGCATTCAGGCTTTGATAGCGAGCCTGATCAGCCAACTGTTTATACTGGTCTGAGTTGTAATACTGATTGAGAGCACTGTTCTGACCTTCCAGTGTTGATAGCTGCTGAATCTGCTGGAGAGCCGGCAAACCTGCGGCGGCGTAAGGTGCCAACTGCTCCATCACACGATTGAATTGTTGGTTTTGCAGGTCTGCGGCGTACTGTGTTGCTCTTGCGGCCTCTTTTGCTCCGCTGCTTGATGAGCCGCCTTTACCGCCTTTCAGGTACAGGCGATTCTCGAGATGTTTACTCGCAATCTGAAAAATTAGCATGTTGTTACCTGTTTAAGTGTATTTTAAACCATGGAGTTTCTTAGCATTAATAACTGCTTCATTAGCCATTTCAGCAGTTTCATGATATCCGAGACTTACTCTTTTACTGTTTAAACAGAAATACGCCCAATATTTATCTCTTGACTTGTAATAATAAACACCTTTGTAACCAGTGTTATTATCGCTTCTTACTTTGGTGTTGTGCGCGTTAATACTTCTGGTAACACATCTTAAATTTGATATTGCATTATTGGTTCTGCATCTGTCTATGTGATCAATCTCACCATCAGGCCATTCTCCATAGTGGTATAGCCACGCAAGCCTATGCACAGTGTACAGCTTGCCGAGTACTCTAGTGGCAATGTATCCAGTTGAAGGTATGACGTAGTTGCAGACATCACCTGATTTTACGCCGCCACCTGAGTGCAATCTGGTAAATATTCCTGTGATGTGATCGTAGCTAAGAATTGACTTTAGAATTTCTTGAGTTAATTGATTTTCCATCATTTAAAAACTCCAATATCTCTTCTTTTGTTGATGAATATATTACCACATCATCAACCCCACAGAAATATTTGCGTATAACACCAACCCTTTTCAATCCAATTAAAGCGCAGTACATTTGCCCGTATCTGAATTTATTTGATGCATATGATGTTACGCACATCATATTTGTGTTGTCGCATAAATATTTTAGAAACATCTTGCCAATATCGACACTAAAACCTCGAAGTGTCTTTAGCAGCATTGCGTGGCAATCATATGAATTTGGTTGGACCTCTTCACAGTAAACAATTCCTGCAAATTCACCATGAACGGCAACCTCATAATATTCCTTGTTTTGATTCCACCAAAACTTAGCGCCATTATTGCTTCCCGCCACAACATCAGGGTGATTACCTACCGCTTCTATTAGGTCTATATTCCGCGTTTGCTTGAATGTAATCATTAATCAATCAACCCATGTGCACGCAAGGCGTCCTCCAAAGCCTTAGTGCGCCGACGCTCAGCAATTAGAGCATTGGCTATAGCCTGGATTTCAGATTGCGTGTAAGTATCGCTAACGGTGAATGTCAGGTCAGCATTGAATACGCCTTTATTCGCCGTACCTGTTGCCGCGGTCCATCCAGTCTGGCGAGCGCCAACAACTTTTGTACCGTTAACAGAATAACTTCCTGATACGCTAAGGGATGAGGTAAGAGTTTGAGTTCCTGTTCTGCTGAGTGAAACATAATCAACGATTATCTCTGATACCTTACCGTCGATATCCTGAACTTTTATTTTCAGACCATTAACATCATTCTCTATTTCAAGAAGCTTTACTTTTATTCCTGAAATATCCTTTTCTGTTTTTGCAATTCTTTTTTCGTGCTCATCAAGAATTAAATCCTGCTCATCATTTCTGACCTGCGCATCATAAGCACCGCCTCCTGCCTGATTTGCCTTTTCTGCAATGGAGCCAACATCAGTACCCTGATTTATGACATACAGAAGGTAAGACTGACTGAATATGTTGCGAGGGAGAATAGATGCATCAATGCGTGTAGCCTGAACCACGACAGGCTTATTAAGTGACGGGTCTGCCATATGTTACTCCAGACGAATTTGACACCCGGATAGTGTTACTGGTGATTTGGTGATTACCCGCAGTTTGAATCCGATTAATCGACGAATGCGCCCAACACGTTTCCAGATAACACGCTTGTCGTACACAAACGGCTCATTTTGTTCAATCATCTGCTCTCGACCATAGTTGATTCCGTCTGTGGTTGCAGACAGGAACAGGCGGTCAGCGTACTGAGCTACGCCAGTGGATGATTCTATTTCGAGGTCAAACACGCGGGCGTTCTCCGCCCTGAAGAGGGGCGTAAACAGCAAGTGCTCCTGTTGAAGTCCATACTGACTACTGATGTCGAATTGCAGTTGCCCGGTCACCGATTCCAGCTTATCGCCGCACGTTATCTGGTTGCCTTCGTACATGAAGTCGATGGCGCGATAAACATCGTCGTATAAACCTGTTTTCAGTACGCACCATTGCGGCCCGTTCTGGCTTGATGAGGCATCGTAAACCAGCACATGACGCGGGAGATGGATAATCAGCAGTTCATGAGAGTCGAACCTCAACGTCTCCATCACCCCGGTTGCCAGTTCATCAGCCGTGTATGAGCGGATAATTTTCTCAATACTGGCCGTCGCAATTGGTGAAGCCTGCCCTGACCCGATGATGTAGACGGAAGGTGCGCCAGTAGCCGGGTGACTGATGAATGCATATGAATCAGCGAATGGCGTTTTACAGTATGTTCCGGCAATGCCCTTCTGTACCATCAACGATGGCTGTGCGACATACAACGCAGCGCCAGCGGTGGTTGCGCCTGTCAGGGAGAAATACTCTATCGTTGACGAACCAAAGCAGACGATGAAGTCTCTCCATGTTCCGATGCCGATGATGCCGTCAGGCTGCGACTCTGCGCGATATTCTGCACTGTAGCGGTCAGGATGAGACTCATCTTCAAGGTCAGTGATAAACCATGAATCAGTACCGTATTTTGACCATGCATAACGCCCACGTAAGCGAGTAATGTCACGGACTGAACCTAACTCATACTGCGTGAATCCGCTGTCTGCAGGCCAGTTTGAGACGGTTTTAACCGTACCATCATAGCGATACTCGACCAGTTGACCATTAACGCCTACCGCCTGTGATGTCCGACCATGTGCCATTGATACGCGACCGCTTCCGGCTACATCACCGACTACGGTTTCCCCTTTGTAGAGCTTGCTGCCTAAAACGCGATATACAGCGTTCTGAGCGGTGTTGTATTCAACACCACGCGATACACCGTTTACATCGTTGCGCTTCGCTATGCCGGGGAATGAGCGTAAATAACCCGATGAGTTGAGGACTTCTTTCGGTGTGGCCAACATATTGATTGGTAGGTAATCAATGTAGTCGGCATTCTTGAAGTCTTTACCCATTCCCTTCATCATGGGGAGTTGTTGAATCGGCATTCTGCTCTCCGGGGAAATAATGCCATTCATTCAGATTGGCAAAACTGTTTCCACTGCCAGTTGGCATACGTGATGGGTAAGGCGCTCGTTTAGCTCTGGCGATGGCGGTCTGCTTATAGAGAAGCTCCTTTCCGTATTTAGCAGTGGCGATAATTTTGGCAGTAGCCTCAAGCGCGTAATCCGGGGCAATCTGGCAAGCCAGATTGTGGAATACCGCGCTGACTGCGCTGGATCGAAGTCCGTGGTCGTCACCTTCGGCGGGAGGGTTTTCATCATCAGAGAAAACATACCCGGTAATGATGCCCTTGCCGTCCTGATACCACTCGGCCATCATCGCTTCGAGGTCATCTACGGCATCCTGCATAGACTGTGGCTCAACATCAGTGAGAGTTGCATCTGATGCTACACCAAGCTTACGCAGCGCCGCCCTGACCAGATCGCCTTTAGTCTTTATCTGCATCAATTACCGCCTTGGACTTACGACCTTTGCGTGGCTTAACATCGTCTTCGTCAAAGGGCGGCAACTTTGACGGATGGTCAAGCCAGCCATCTTTGACATATTCATGAAGCTCGCTGGAGTCGATGACCTTCATCTGGGCCATTACGCCCCACACCATGACGCTTCCGCCCGGCTTATAGATTGCTATTTTCATAGCCACTCCATAAAAAAAGGGGCCGAAGCCCCTGTTAGTTACGCAGTCTGACCAGGCAGGCCAACACCGATCGCTTCCGGGCGGGTCGCGTTCACGCCATACCACAGCGCGATACGGCACAGGCCGGACAGGGTGGAAATATCACCCTGCGTAGCGAAGATACCGTTAAGGCCGACATCCGGGATGCTGAATGAGGTAGTTTTCATACCTGCAAACAGCTCATGGTTAGCCGGAATGGGCTGAGACACAATACGGATGGCGTCATCAGCCCAGAACACGTTGGTGCGAGCATCCTTAACGTTCAGGATGTTCACCGCCATCGCATCAGCCAGCGAGGTGTTAACGTTGGCGTATGCCCGTTGCTCAGGAGAAAGAGAAACATCATCCAGTGCTACAGGCTTCGGCGTGATTTCAACGTGAGTACTATCAACAACGCGAACTACGGAGAAAGTCGCGTCCTGCGCCAGTACGTTCTTAGCCATCTGACCAAGGAACTTCACGCCAGCAAACGAAATTTTGTCGCCGCGTTTCAGGCCGGTAGTTGCAGACAGGGTGACGGTAGCAAAACGGTTATCAACGTTAACTTTGTTGCCATCGTTATCCAGTTGCCATGCGACAGGCTTGAAGGACTGCGCACCGGATACAGTGATGCCAGTTGCAGTAGATTTGGTCAGCACAGGAAGTTTCGGAGAGCGCAGGACATCATCGAAGCCAGCAACCTGACGCTGGATAGTGCCATCGCGGTACGCTTCTTCAGGAATGCGCCCGAAGATGTCACGCTTGGTCAGGTCATAACCCGCCTTTTTGTAGTCCTGCGGGTTGAAGAAGTACGATGTCCCCATGTCGCGGTTAAGTTCGCGGGAGAACATGATTTCTTCTGCATCGGCCACAAAGTTCCATGCGTCTGCGGTGTTCGTGCCGATAGCGTCCGGCGAAGTGATAACCAATGACCCCATCTCGGCGGCCATGTTTGCGACTTTCAACTCAACGTTGTTAGCCAGCTTGCGAGCTGCTGACTGGATGCGGTGACGATACGCAGTCTCGTCTCGCAAGTCATCTGCGCGTAACTGGAAGAAGTCGTTATCCGGCTCTCCCATGTTTACCGCGACGTTAAGCTCCAGTAACCCTGTCGCTTTATCAGTTAAATCCCAACCCTCCTGAGTGGGGGACTCCTGCTCTACAGGCATCCAGATGGTATTGCTGGAGCGCTGCATAGAAGCAGCAGGCGGGGTGTATTTCTTGGCTTTCTGCGCCATTGGAGTGATTGCGGAGATGGTGTCAATAATCTCATCCACCGCCAGTGTAACAATTTGACCTTCGTTCAAAGCCATTATCGGATTCCTTTAAGTTTTGCCTTTAGCTTGCGGTAGGTTTCCACATCGCCCTTGCTCGCAGCTGCATCCATCTGTTTACGAATGGCATCTTTATTTGCTGCGCTGACATCACCGGTAATCGGCTGGTCAGCAGGGGGAGCGGAAGAGATTTGTTTACCGCGAGGCTTGAGAGTTAAGCGTTCGGATAGTCGAGTGAGTTCAATCAGCGCGGACTGCCCATCCATCGCCAGTAACTGGCGGGCTTTCTCCGGGTTTGCACCCAGGTGATACATGAGCGCGGCGGACTTCTCCGGGAACAGGCGCATAATGTCGGCCCCAACCGCAGGCGGAACCAGTTGCATAAATGCGTCTTCTTTCTCCTGATAGTCAGGGATATTGAGCTTTTCCGCCGCGTCATAGTGTTTGCGGGCAGCTTCGACGTATTGCGCTGATTGCTGGGTAAACTCCTGAGTCTTGCGGCCCTGTTCTGCTACGGCATTGCTGCGGGCGTCCTGCGCTTTCATTAGCCATTCGGTATTAGCAGCATTGAAATCGGCAAGCGCACGGCTGTTGTCATAGTCATATTTGGCCAGGCCTTCTTCTGACAGATAGGCATTAATATCCGGCTGAGGTGGAATGTCAGGGTTTACCCGTAAACTCTCCGGCAATTCTCCGCGTTTAACTGCTTCCATCTGCTGCTCAAGCTCGCGCTGTCGTTTGCGCTCGATGCGGCGGCGGGCGAATTCTGCGTTCTTTGCCGGGTCTTGTTTTGGTGCTGTCTCATCGTCCTTCAGGACAATCTCAAAGCCCTCTTCCTGACCTGCATTGTCGTTGGCATTATCGACAACTAAGCTATCAGCAGATGCCGCTGCATAATCGCCGGACAGGGTTAAGTCTTCAGTTGCCTGAATTTCGGTGGTTGGTTCCATGATTAACTCTCTCTTATTGAGGTGTCTCGGCTACACTGCCGGAAGGTTGATTTTGTCTCTGCGATTGCAGGATATTGGCAATGTCCATTCGCTGCTTGTGCGTCTGTTCATTGCCTTTAAGGAGTAACTCAGCATTTGCGCGAGCGTCTTCGCTGCGGTCCTGCTGGAATGAAGCAACGGTTTTGAGGAACTCTCTAAACTCGGACTGTTTATTGAGATCCATATTGTTGAATATTTCTGCGATTTTCGCAGCGTTAAGTTGGTTTTGAGCTTCGACTTTAGCCGCGTCGATTTGAAGAGATAGCGTCTGATTCTGCGCTTTAGCCAGTTCAGCCTGACCTTGCAACAGCACACCCTGCGCCTGAACCATTGCCGGGTCTTGCTGTCCTTGTTTGGCCTGCTGCGCTTCGACAAACCATTGCTGCTCTTCAGGTGTTTCCGGCTTCTTAACGCCCATCTGAATAAGCTGCTTATTGGCATAGTCACGCATCATCTCGACACCTTTACCATCAAGCAGGGTGAAGTACTGAAGCAACAGCAGTTGATATTCTGGCGTTCCCTGTGGCGTCTTGCCGAGCAACTCAAGAATTTCTGCACGGTTTTGCTGCTTCATGGACTGGAATGATGGTCCAACATCCGTGTAGCATTCATAGCGCCCCCTGATATCGTTCAGTACCTGCCGTTCACCAGTGGCAAGGTCAACAACCTCAGCCATTAGCTGAACCTCTTTTTCACTGCCATCCTCAAGGGTGATTGTCACGTTGCGAGGAACATCGTAGATGTCATTAACTATCGACTGGTAAATCTCACCGTCACGGCGCATAGCGGTAGCCAGATTATCCTGAAACACATATGTCTCAAGGTCTGCCCGCATATTGAGTTGGTTTACGGTATCGAATGCAACCTGATTACCATTAACCGACCCAGCATCTACACCAATAGTAGCAACCTCTTTTACTGCGCTGGTTGCTGCTTCCAGCATGTAGGCATTGGCCTGTGGAACTTCCGGATTTTCATAGTATGCCAGCGGCTGAGTTGGCATTTCTCCGTTGTTCTCATCCGTGCGATTGAGCAGGTAATACGGGTAATCGTCGTTACCGTCATACATATGCTCAAAGCCTGCAATCTGTTCAGGCCAGAAGAACGGCTTCTTCTTCGGAGTACGGGCCACGATGTCGGCGTTGAACGACATAATCATGTTGCGCAGACGCTGACCGTCTTTTGTCAGGCGAACGACACCCTCATACACTTCTTTATCTTCAACGAAGCCCCACTCGCCGAATACCGGAACAATGGGGATATGTTCGCCAGCAATGAGCTGCTTGTCTTTGAGTACAGCGGTGCAGGTGATAATCGATTTGTATACCCGGCGACGCTTAATCTGGCGCTCTGCAATTTTGATAAATCCACTATCAGCCAGGTCGTCGATGACGTCTTTAATATCGCGCTTAAAGTAGCTTACCGGCTCACCCGTAACCGGGTCTTGGTAGATAAACGCCGTCTCTTTCTTCTCGACCACTTCGTAAAACTCAGCGATCTGAATTGTGTCCTGCGTCAGCCATGGAAATACCCAATCGTTGGGGTTCTGGAATGATGGAATATCATCAGCATCGAGGTCGTATTTTTCTGCGAAATCCTCCCAACCATTCTGGCTCATTGAGTGGATAACTGTGCAGTGACGGGCGTCAGACTTATCCATCAGCTTGCTGTTGCTGTCCCATATAACATGGGAACAGGCACTATGGATAGGCTCTCGACGAATAACCTGATTGTTACTCGTCGGGCTTTGGTCTTCGTAGTCAGTGACCAGACGCCACGCACCTACACCAGATTCAATCTGCTCACGAACAGCGACGTTGACCGCGATTTTTGCCGTATTGTGTCGCATGTCTGTGCGATACATGCCCATCAGCACATCAGCAGCGTCAGGACTTGCTCCATCCTTTGGACGATACAGAACATCAATAGGGTTCTGACGCATCTCAGAAACGAGCTTGCGCACCACTGGACGTACAACATCGAATTGTCCTTTATAGGCGAGAGTGGTGTAATCAAGCAACCAATAATCCCACTGGCTGACTCGACTGAAGAACAAATCGTTAGCCGCTTCAGCTCTTGCCTCATCACTAGCTGTCCAGTCCGCATCGAATTTACGCAGTATGGAATTTAGTCTTTCGTTATCCATTTATCACCTGTATACTACATTAAACCCCCTCGATACAGGAGTTGTTACATGAAGGAGTTAGACACTCTAGTTGTCCGTGCGCTTTTTAACTACGACCCCGATACAGGGGTGTTAACTAATCGGGTAACTCGTGGCAATGGGAAAACCGCAGAAAAAGGACAAATCTCGACTAACAGAATTGTTGGTGGTTATAAAATTGTGAAAATATTTGGCATAACTCACATGGAACACACCGTTTGTTATATGCACTACCATGGAGTACTGCCTGATGGTTTTATAGACCATATCAACAGGGATCGCGGAGATAATCGTATAGCAAACCTACGCGTCGTAAATCGCAGGCAAAATAATATCAATACTCGTATCCGTTCAGATAATATGAGTGGGTTTAAAGGCGTCTCTTTCCATAGAAGGTCTGGGAAATGGATTTCCTACGTATCAGTGAATAATAAAAGGCATCACCTTGGTTATTTCGAAACTCCAGAGTTAGCTCATGACGCAAGACAGCGCTTTATAAGCGGAGACTCCGATTTCGAATACTACAACTAACGTCTGGCACCGGAACCAACTCTTGTTTTTATCGGTGCGGGGATTTTCTTTTCTTTCGGCTTTCTGATATCGCGCATCATCCTGGCGAAGCGGCGCATCATGTAGCCGTAGCGAGTAGCATCGAGCACATCATCGTTGGTCTTGACAATCTTGCCGTTCTCATCGCGATGATATAGGCGGAACTCTTCAAAAAATGGTTCGCATGTGTTGAATACTTTGAATCTTCCTTCAAGCATCAGGTCACGAAGTTCACTAATGCCTGACTCTACTGAGTTACCGCCATCCGGGAACGTTGCGTGTTCGGGAAGCATAGAGAACCCGGCGTCCGCATATTGGGTTTTAAGTTGCTCACCACCGCCCTTTTCGTGTTGGTGACCGTCATGAGGCCACGCGACAGGTATTTTGTTAGCCCACGACTTAACAGCACCCCATGCCTGAACGGCAGTGTTCTCTGATTTCTTCCATACACGCGCCAGATAGAAAACATCTGCGTCTTTGTCCCACCAAAGCTGAATGTGAGCTTGCGGGTGGTTCCAGCCGAAGTCCTGAGCGTCGATAACATAGAAGTGATCGGGACACTCAAACGGCTGGCACTTAATCGTCTCTTCCGGTATCTGGAATATTCGACCGCTACCCATCGTAGGAATACCGCGAGCACGCGCCTCTCTCTCATGCTCAGGATAGGATGCGATGATTTGCTCTTTCTGCTCGTCGGTGTAGTGCTCAGCGTCATAGATGGTCATGTTGACCACTTTCTGAGACTTGCTGGGATTCTTCAGGAACTTGGTAACAACGTCAGACATCCCCATCAGCGGGGTAAACGTCAGAATTGAGAATTGCCCGTATTTGTTTGTACGGGTAAGACCTTCGCCATAAATGCTGTATGGTGGCTCTTCGTCAAACCACACGCCGTGGATTGTGTCACCCTGCCAGCGTGCACGGCCTTGCGAGTATGGCTTGAAGTAGCAGATTGAAATGCCATCTTCAACACCATCAGCCGTGTGATGCTTAACCAGAAGATGATCAACGAGGTTCGGAAAGAAAGGAGACTTCTTCCAGCTAATGATGTCCTCTTTCGGTATTGAACCGTAGCCAGGTTCATCATTCTCTTCGATACGCCCGCACAGGATGCGTTGAGTCGTTTTGGTTAACGCCACGCTCTGTACCGAATGCCTGTATCAGCTCTAATAGCTCCGCAAATTCGCTTACACGCATCCTGCTGGTTGACTGGCCTATTACCACAAAGCCATTCCCGGCAAGGTTAGGGACAACATCCTGCTGCTTTAAGGCTGCGGTAAACACACACTTCCAGCTTTCTGCATCCAACCAGCGACCATGCCATTCAACCTGACGAGAGACGTCACCTAAGCAGGCCCATAGCTTCCTGTTTTGGTCTAAGCTGCGGTTGCGTTCCTGAATGGTTACTACGATTGGTTTGGTTGGGTCTGGAAGGATTTGCTGTACTGCGTGAATGGCATTTTGCTGATGTGCTGGAGATCGAATTTCAAAGGTTAGTTTTTTCATGTCTTCCCTCTCCCCCAAATAAAAAGGCCTGCGATTACCAGCAGGCCTGTTACTAACTCAGTGATGTAGATAGTCATTGCTTCACCTGCCTTTCCATTTCCTCAATGTCAACGTCATCAGGAAGATGGGAGCAATACGCTGCTATACCATGATGATTTATCTCATACCCTTTGAACGTTACCATCTGGTGCGTAATCTCAACTTCGTTGAGGAAGCCGTCATCGCATAACTGCCTGGCTATTTTCGATTTGGTCTGGATTATTGGAAGTGCCTGTTCTTTCAAAGCGCATGATATTTGTGCATCCCATGCCTTTTCGAGAATGGCTAATTGTTTTTTATTCATACGTCAGCCCCTTGTGTATATCGCTTTCTGCGTCCAGCAGGTGCATTTGATGCCGTGCAAATCTGTCTGGCTTCGTCCTGGTCACATGCAACAAAGTGTCCGTTGCAGAACCGCTGGTAAACCGTACCAAGCGAGCCAAAACGGTTTTTCGTCACAATGATTTCAGCAAATGGTGCGGCGCTACTGTTCTCGTCGTATACCGCTTCCCGATAGAGCATGATGATTGAGTCTGCGTCCTGTTCAATGCTTCCTGAATCACGCAAATCTGCGTTTGTCGGGCGCTTGTTTGGCCGCTTCTCAACATCGCGGGAGAGCTGGCTTAGGGAGATAACTGGAGTTTTCAGGTCTTTCGCCATCGCTTTCAGGCTACCGGAGATATGTGCTATGGCGAGGTCATTACGTTCCGCTTTTGGTTTCTCAATTAGCCCGAGATAGTCAGCCATAATCAGTGACAGATTAGGATGCTCCTGCTTGTGGCGTTCGGAGATGGACCTGATTTCTTCGACAGACAGACGTGACGCGTCAACTACCCACACATCCAGATCTGCCAGCAACTTCATCCCACTTGCAACTCTCGCCCATCCTTCATCGTCCATACGTGACGGGTTACGCAGCACACTGACCGACATCATTCCTGCGCCGGCAATCCCTCTCTCAACAACCTGAATGGCGCTCATTTCCATCGAGAAAATCAACACACCGCGCCGGACGTCAGAACCAGGAATGACGCGACTTGCCACGCCTTCGGCTATCTTTAGCGCCAGTTCGGTTTTACCCATACCAGGACGAGCAGCAATAATCACAAGGTCTTCTGCGTTCATCCCTCCGGTGATAGCGTCAAGCTCTTCGATTCCGGTCTTCAGGGTATCCGACTCTTCTCCGTTCCTCAGGCGCCTGTCAAGCGTGTCAGTGTAATCATTGATAATTTCCCCCAGTCGCACAGGTTTAACCTCGTTGCGTGGCTTCCTGATGGCTGAAAGAAGCTTAACAAGATCGTCCATCGCTCTACCTGAAGCATCCAGCGTGCCGTTACTGATTGGCTCTCGCATCTCATCCAGTAGCTGTAAAACCTGACGCCGTTGATAACTGTCTGCAACCATTCCGGCATAACCTTTCAGGTTTGCAGCGCTGGGACATGACCGCGCAGTCATCATCACCGCCGTTGCGTATTCATCCCCGCATTCCTCGGCCACCATCAGTCCATCAATCAGGTTCCTGTTTCTGGCCTGCTTTCGAATAACTTCAAAAGCTTTCCGGTAGAGCGGAATTGAGAATGCTTCAGGCTCCAGCGTTGCCAGAACGTCACTCGCAGTTGGTGTTAATCCACCAATCAGCAAGCCACCGATAACGCTCGCTTCGATATCCTGTCTCATGCAATCCCCCTGTCTGCAAACTTCCCTTCCCGAACTCCCGTTAACGAGTCTTCCCTCAGCAGGTAATCAAAATCAGCCGTCCAGCCCGTGTCGTTGTCTCCGAAGTAAAACGGCTTGGCCTGATGCACAAACGCCCTGACATACGCTCTGAAACCGTCAACGTTTGGCGTTTTCAGTTGAGGGATGATTTTCTTCAGGCGGCGTTTCCGTTTCTCGTTTACCGCAACAGCGTGTGGAAGTCTGTCACCGACTTCGGTGTTGTAGGCGTTCAGGAAGGATTCGTAGTCGATTCGTTCTGCCTTGCGACGTTCAGGTTTAACCTGCCCATTGCCGCCCCCGTTAGGGGGTAAGGGGGTTTTATTATTGTTAACTACCTTCTTGTTAACTACCTTCTTGTTCTGTTTATCGGATGGTTTATCGCGTGGTTCATCGGGTGAATACTTCAAAGCCGCGCCATTGCTGGGTTTGTTGTTATCGGATGGTTTATCGCGTGGTTCATCGGGTGAAATTTCCTGATATTGACCATAATTTGTGATAGTTATCACAGTTCCAAACCGAGTGCCCTTCGTGGTAATCATCCCCTCTCTGGCAAAGAAATTAATCATTCTTGTCACTGCCTGAGGGCTTTTTTCATGACCATCCTGATCGCGTAATTTACGCCCTATAATCGCCGCTGTAGTAACTAGTTCGCCAGGATTAAGATTCCATTCTCTTCCTGAAAACTCTACTGTGCGATGTTTGTAGGAAGCCTCTCCAATGAGACGAATCCACATCGCAAGTTTTGCTGTATCCTTTGCCCATTCCTTAGACAGAAGACTCCTGAACAAGGAAAAATGCCCCTGCTTTTGGTTTTCCATCCGTGAACTCCTGCGCCCGTGTGCAGCGCTGAAATCGTAGACTTGTGCTGTGTTTTCCATTGCTATCGACCCTCACGGAATACTTTCAGGATTTCGCTGAATTGATCCACCGAGAAGTCTTGCTTGAGGAGTCTTTCGAGGAAAGAATTTGGGATGAACGTATACCCGTTTTCTACAGGCAAATCCTTCAGGAGCGCCTTTGCCTCAGACTTCATAAGTTCAAACTTAGCCACGCTGGAAAACGTCATTGCGGTTTTAGAATCAATGGACTGAAGGAAGCGATTTCGCTTAACTTCTTTGTGCATTTCGGTATTTTTTCGCATATAATTACTCCTGTGGATTGATCCAGTCTTTCTACATCAGGCCTCGAAGAATTCGCCGTTCTTCGGGGCTTTTTCTTTTGTCAGCAGATGCGCAACTTTCTTTGCCAGTTCTGCCAACTCCTCATCCTCGACACCCCACTCCAGAACCGCCAATAACATCCCCATCTTCGGAATGAAATCGCCTTTCCATCGTGAAATTTGAGATTCGTTAATGCCCAGCGCATCAGCGACTTTCCGCTGACCACGAATAGCTATCCGGTTAAGAATGCTGCTGGTAATTGCGTTGGCTTTCTTGCGAGTGCTTGTGAGTTCCATATGTGAACATTCCTGTAGTTAATAGTTAGTTATGGCTATGCGCACTGGCGCATAAACCTGTGGTTGATTTGTTATCTGGAGTTCGCCTTGTCAGCGACGTAGGACGAATGTCCGTTGTGAGTGGTGCTACTTAAGATGATTTTTTGCGGTTCCCATACAGCAACCAAAGCGGGGTAACGTTCAGCGCCTGAGCAAGTTCAACAAGAAAGCGAGGACGTTTTGTCAAACCAGACTCGACCTGCTGAATTGTTTGCTGCTTAGTACCTGATAACTCAGCCAGTTGAGCCTGGGTGAGATTAAGTTCTATTCGCTTCTGCTTGATTCGGGAAGAAAGTGTTTCCATGCAACCTCCTTACAAACTAATTTGTATTATATTGTCAAACTACTTTGTTTGTCAAATACCGTGTTTCTTGTAAATATGGAGGTATAAATAACGAGGTTTTTATGAGCATTGCGGAAAGAGTCAAACTCAGAAGGGCAGAGCTTGGCTTAACACAGGCCGAGCTTGCTGTACGTGCAAAAACATCCCAGCAGGCAATACAGCAAGTTGAAGATGGCAAGACGAAAAGGCCAAGGTATTTACCGGAGCTTGCTGCTGCGCTTGGATGTGATGTCGCATACCTTCTTGGACATAGTGATTTCATTCGTCATGATGATGAAATACCACCGGAAAATAAGTGTGGGGTGGTTGAATCATGGGATAGTAAAACACCTCTCAAGAATGATGAGGTGGAAGTGCCGTTCCTTAAGGATATTGAGTTTGCCTGTGGAGATGGACGGGTAATGGATGAAGATCATAACGGATTTAAGCTTAGATTCTCAAAATCAACATTACGACGCATTGGAGCGAATACTGATGGATCAGGGGTAATCTGCTTCCCGGCAAAAGGAGACAGCATGGAGCCATTCATTCCCGATGGCGCTACCGTGGCAATAAATACCCTGGATAAACGCATTGTTGATGGGAGAGTGTACGCGATTAATCAGGATGGATGGAAAAGGTTGAAATTACTGTATCGCACAGGGCCTGACAAACTGAGCATCAGGAGCTTTAACAGTGAAGAACACCCCCCTGAAGAAGTTGAGCTTAGTAATGTTGAGGTCATTGGTCGTATGTTCTGGTCTGCTATGTTGTGGTAGCCAATGGCCTGATGAGATATTCGGGTGATGATGGACTCAAGGGATGTCTGGGTGATGAGAGGTCAAACCCTAATGGCTTGCGATAATCAACGGACAAAGTTTCTAATTTATATTAATATAAGGAATGTTCAATGAGTAAGTTTGGGTGTGATATGAGTAGGCAAATTGCCGTTTTCGATGACGCATCACAGTTAACATTTGATGATTTCGCCAGGGAGAATGGTGTTACCTATTGGTTTGCATCTGATCTGGCGATGATGCTTGGGTATAATGGCATGGACCAGATACTAAAAGCCATCAACAAGGCAACATCTGTATGCGTGAACCTTGATATCCCCGTCTACGACAACTTCATTCAGATGCCTTCAGAGAATGCGCAAAATGACTTTAAATTAACTCGCTTTGCTTGCTATCTAACTGTAATGAATGGCGATATTAGCAATCAGAAAGTTGCAAATGCTCAGGCATACTTTGCGGGTCTGGCAGCAGAAATTCAAGCGGCGTATCATAACCATGATGCAGTTAACCGCGTTTATTTGCGTGGTGAAATCACATCAAGAGAAAAGACTCTTAGTCACGTAGCACATAAGCACGGCGTAGCAGACTACGGTCTTTTTCAAAATGCAGGCTACCGCGGGATGTACAACATGAATCTCACACAATTGAAAGCCCGCAAAGGACTAACTAAAAAAGATGGAACAATGCTTGATTTCATGGGCAGTGAAGAACTTGCTGCTAACATTTTCCGAATAACACAAACAGAAGCAAGAATAAGAAACCAGAATCTTAAGGGTCAGACCCAACTAGAAAATGCCGCCGAAACAGTTGGGAGATCCGTTCGCAATGTAATGATTGCCAACACTGGCACGGCACCTGAAAACATAAAGCTTTCTCAAGATAAAATTCAAAAAGTTAGAAGCAGTATCAAGAAAACACACAAAGCACTAGTGAAGCACGATAAAAAGAAACCTTAATAGCGCCCGGCCACCGCGCCGGGTTTTCTTTGCCCTACTCTTCCAGCAGCTTCACCGCCAACTCCATAACTTGAATCTGGTCAATATCCCACTTATCCAGCCCCTTAGCTAACTCAGTTCGTATCACGTCAGCTATAGCCACTCGCTTAGTCTCATGACCCTCCGCAACCATAGCAAACACGACATCACCGACAATCCTGCACATTTCCTGATAGCGCAACTGCGCCAGTTCCTCGTTTTTCACACTGATTCCTCGCTCGTTTTTTGTTCAGAACAGTATTGCATAGAGGATTTATAAAAATAAATCACTTTAAAAAACAATAACAAACAAAACAAAAACAACAAATACAAACTTTATTGTTTACAAGAAAGATTGTTATCTTGTATATTCTATCCATCAACAGGACGCACCACTCACCATGACGGTGAACATACAACGATTCAGTGATGAATCTACGGCTCCGTCAACGAGCAATAACCAAAGTGAGCTTTGGGGTGAATGCAGAAGCTAACCTTCTCGGCGGAGGCGCTTGGCAATGAGTACGCGACCGGAGTTAGTCGCCCGGCTGTATTCACCACCAAAGTTCATCAGGAGGTCTATATGACACGCAGAACACAGTTCAAAGGCACTTCTCGTGCTCGTCGTCGTGAACGTTTAAAGGCAAAGGCATTAGCTAATGGCGTGCTGGCTCGCGAAGAAGCAATAAGCTCAGAAGTATTGCATCGCCCTACTCTTAGCCGTGCGCAGATTCAGGCCAAAGGAAAACACGAAACGCCAAAACGTATTGAAGACGCAAAATCACTTCAGTTCATGGCGAAAGATGCATTCTGGCAACTGGAAGAATACAGACGCAATCTGGAGCGGGCAGCCATTGTGTACGCAAATGAGTTTGGACATAAGCCACCAGAAACCGGTGTATGTTTGCCAGACGTAGCACTTTACGCGGCAGGTCATCGTAAGAGCAAACAAATAACAGCGAGGTAAGGTATTTGTCGGTTAAGTCGTTATTTTTTGAGCTGTTCGTCCTGTGCAATAAGTTCATTCATAAGAATGTCTGACTTCCCGGCAAACCTAATGTAGCACTCATTTCTATAGCTTTCCGGGATAACAAAACGGTCGGTATCAGGATATCCAGTAGCAGAAGGTATCCTGATAAGAAGCCCTTTTTCGAGCAATGAAATTGCTTCATGGCTTCCCTTTTCTGTCTTTAGCTGGTTATTAGCGGATACAGCGAATGCCAAATACGCTCTTTCTCCAAGAGTTAACGAATCAAACAAATCCCGAACGACTTTTTCTTCTCTAGCCTTACGCTGCTGAGCAGTTGATGCCTCAATTCTTTCATTCACGGCATGATAAACAGAATTAACAACACCATTCAGCATATAGCTAACACAGAACAGCAGGATGTAATACATCCAGTGCTGAGGAAGGATTTCTGGATTATGCAGATTTACCCATTCTTTCACGCTTACCGGCATAACGACAATCAGTAAAATCAGGATGATGAGCATATGAATCAACTGTTTAAGTGTCATTCCTTGCAGGAAAAAATGCATTAGTTCCTGCCACCATGAGTTGTTCATCGGCGATTCTCTTTTGCTCTCTGTACAGGGGGCTGACCGAGTCGGATGTATGAACTGTGTTTTATGCACGAAAGAGGAAATCGCGCAAACCGCCGCACGATGGCCTGAGCATATCGAAAAACACCACGAGTGGGAGAAAAAGGTTCGTCTCGCGTCCCGCTGGGTACACTGGATGAGCGTGGGAACTGAAAGTCAGGCGTGGATGCGCTCTCAGTTAGGCGTTAGGGACGTCACCTGGTTTGATGAGGATGAGTTCACAGGGGAGGAAATAGCGATGCGCAAGCGGTATCCGATAAACCTCGGACAGGGAGTCAGGCTACACGGACTTGAACCTGACGTTCAGCGAATCGAATGGTCTGGATTCTACGGTCCGCGCGGTGGAATGGGCGCACCGTCTGCGCTGGATGTTGTTGAATGGGCTAAAACTGGCCGCGGCGGAAAGGTTTATGACCTCGTAAAAGCGAGCCTTGACACGGCTGTGTGTTCTTCCCGTTACGGTTTATGTGAATAAGGACCACCCCATGACCACTATTACCAAAGAATGGCTACAGCAAACCATCGCTGAATTTGAAAACACTCGCGACGATATTCCGTTTGGCCTGAGCGATGACGACGCCAAAATTCTTATTGTGCTGAAGCGTGCGCTGGCATCGCTGGAAGCTGAGCCAGCAGGATATCACGTAATCAAAGAGTGCGGAAAGGTTGGCTGTAGTGTTGCAACGCTTGAGGAAGCCGAGAAAACGCGAGATTTCTGGAATAAAAAGTGGACTATCAGGCCGTATTTTTACTCCGCCCCGCCAGTGCAGGAAACAGGCGTTTACCAGGATATGCTCAATATCATCGGCCTGCTGGAAAACAACGAATGGGCTGAGCACTGCACGAGTACAGTTTTAGGCTCACTCCTGGAATCAGAAATAACGCGTCTGGTTGGCAAAAAGCAGCCAGCGCCGGTAGTGCTGGATGAACGTGCGGATTTCAAAGCCTGGAATAATGACGTTGATTGCCCGCTGGCAGGTCGTGACGCAAAGAGCGCTGCATGGGTGGCATGGAACTACCGCGCCATGCTCCAGGCTGGTACCCTCACCAATGAAGGTACCATACAGGCTGTCAACTCTCCGGTAATTCCGGGTGGCTGGATAAGCTGTAGTGAGCGGATGCCTGAGCAAGGTGCTTACATTTCAGCAGTGTCAAAGCATGGTGAATACGTAGCCGGGCAAGTTATTGACGACTGGCTAGACCTGCATGATGGAACATCATTCGGACTTGATGAAGTGTATCTATGGATGATGTTGCCTCCACTGCCGGCATCACCGCAGCAATAACAATCCTCGCGCTCGCGGGGATTTCTTTTATCTGAACTCGCTGCGGCGGTTTTTTTATTGGAGATAGATAATGCAAATTCACATCGTTTGCAGAACTGGTAAATATGGAAGAATCGACTTTCAGGAGATAGTTTCTGTGTTCGAGAAAAAGAAAGACGCCGCAGAGTATGCAAAGAATAAAAATTCAATCCATGAGGCACACAGCCCTTATCTATATCGTGTAGTTACAAAAAAGATTATCCCTGAAGCCACTGAGTAACCATGGAATCACACAGTCTCACACTCGATGAGGCCTGTGCATTTCTCAAGATATCCAGACCTACCGCCACCAACTGGATTCGCACAGGCCGACTACAGGCAACACGTAAAGACCCCACCAAACCGAAATCCCCTTACCTCACCACACGACAAGCCTGCATTGCGGCGCTTCAGTCTCCGCTGCATACTGTCCAGGTGAGCGCGGGTGATGACATAAAAGAGGAAAGAAAATGTCCATCTTCCGCAGAGGTGAAATATGGTACGCGTCCTACTCGACGCCGGGCGGGAAGCGAATTAAGGAAAGCCTTGGGACTTCCGACAAGCGGCTCGCTACTGAGCTACATGACAAGCGCAAGGCTGAATTGTGGCGAGTAGACAGGCTTGGCGATTTTCCTGGTGTAACGTTTGATGATGCCTGCATGCGCTGGCTGGAGGAAAAGGCAGAGAAGAAATCACTGAAAGATGACCGCAGCCGTATGGCTTTCTGGCTGGCGCATTTTGAGGGAGTACGGTTAAAGGATGTAACCGAGCAAAAGATTTACTTAGCAGTAAACAAGATGAGCAACCGCAAGCAGCTTGAGATATGGAAAATAAAAGCTGCCGCGGCGCAAAAGAATGGAGAGCCAGCGCCAGTTTATTCAGCTAAACCGGTCACTACATCGACAAAGGCAAAGCACCTCGCACTGATGAAGGCCATTCTCCGGGCGGCAGAACGTGACTGGAAATGGCTGGAGAAAGCGCCAGTTATCAAGATACCGTCAGTGAGAAATAAGCGCGTTCGGTGGCTTGAGCATGAAGAGGCGAAAAGGCTGATTGATGAATGTCCGGAGCCGCTGAGGTCGGTCGTTAAGTTTGCGCTGGCAACCGGCCTCAGAAGGTCGAACATCATCAATCTGGAATGGCAACAGATTGACATGCAACGTCGTGTTGCCTGGGTGAACCCTGAAGACAGCAAGTCAAACCGCGCTATTGGCGTAGCGCTAAATGACACTGCCTGTAAGGTATTGCGTGACCAGATTGGTAAGCATCATAAATGGGTGTTCGTACATACGAAAGAAGGCATCCGGCCCGATGGCTCAAAGACGCCGACTATCAGAAAGATGCGCGTCGATGACCAGCGAGCATGGAATGCAGCTTGCCGCCGGGCTGGAATTGAGGATTTCCGTTTCCACGATCTGAGGCACACGTGGGCCAGTTGGCTAATTCAGTCCGGAGTGCCGCTTTCTGTTCTACAGGAAATGGGAGGATGGGAGAGCATCGAGATGGTGCGCCGATATGCTCACCTTGCGCCTAATCATTTAACGGAACACGCGAAGCAAATTGACTCGATTTTCAGTGATGATGTCCCAAATATGTCCCATATGGAAAATAAGGAGGGAATTAAAGAGGCGTAACCAGTTGATATATAATGGCGCGCCCTGCAGGATTCGAACCTGCGACCCACGGCTTAGAAGGCCGTTGCTCTATCCAACTGAGCTAAGGGCGCCTTGTGAAGTGAAGACTTCGTGTAGACGAAACGCGAGAATTATACGGTCAGGCACTCCTGAGTCAATGGCTTTTGTTCCGGTTGCTGACTAAGTGTACGAATATCGTCTTTTCTGGCGCCACGGCAGGTTCCAGGAAATCGCCTGGACACAACTCAGCACGCATAAAGTGGGAATTAAGGCCGCCAGTATTTAGAAAATCAATAAGTTTCTTTAATATTTCACCATGATTCACCTGCCGTTTAGGATATTTTTTTATGCTGAGTATCGCGATTAAGGAACAAAACAGTCACTTTGAGCATGGTTTGAAAATCATCATGACGCGTCTGGCGAATCAATGGCAGCAGAAAATTTACTTTCTGCCACCAGAAGAGATAGATAATGCCGATATCGCTTTTCTGGCACTGGACGATGATTGGTTCAGCGCAGGTTGTTACCAGATACCCATGCATACCCAACATCAGTTACGGGTGATTATTTGTAATGAATCCGATAAAGAAAAGCTCATGTTCAGGCCATGTCTGTATATGCTGCCGCATATTTACCGGGAAGATGATATTGAAGAAATCACCCGAAAGATGATATTAATTTTGCATAAGCGAGCGCTTCGACATAGCGTCCCTTCTACCATTTGCCACTACTGCACGACTCGTCATTTTTCAGTAACAGAACGTCATCTGTTAAAACTGATCGCCAGTGGTTATCATTTAAGCGAAACGGCCGCTTTACTTTCACTCTCTGAAGAACAGACCAGGTTACTCCGACGGAGCATTATGCGAAAATTACATGTTAAAACAGAGCAGCAGTTTTTAAAGTATATTAGAGTTAATCTTCATTTCTTACTCAGTAAGTAA